TATTCGGCCCCGAGGTCGATCATCATGGCTCGCGGTTCCCGATTCGGTCCCGGTAGCGCGACAGCGCCCGCGCCAGCACCCGGCGCAGCGGCACGCTGACGTGCTGCAGCGCCGAGGTCTGCGGCCCGCGCGCTGCCTCTATTTCGACGAGGGAAAAATCATCCGGCGGTGAATTGAAATTCGCCGGGGGTTGTCGTATTTGCTTTTCGAGCATGAGACCTTGTCCCCCTTGGTCTTGTGGTTGACGACCCCCGGCGCCCCGCAGTTCGTCGCTGCGGGGTGTCCTCGTCTGGTGGGTGCAGCGCCAGTTCGAGCCCGAGGCGGGCGCGCCGCTGCGCAGCAGCGACGGGATCGAGGATGCTTTCGGCGTACGCCCAAACCGCGCAGGCGTCGGCGGCGTTGTCGTCGTTGACGGCCCAGCCCCAGGCCCTGGCCGCGGCGATCGTGGCGGCCTTCTTCGGCGCCCGGCCGCCCCAATTCGATTTGCCGGTCAGGTACGAAGTAACCTCGCCGGCGGTTGCCTGGTAGCAACGCAGATTGCAGTCCCAGGCGACAGCGTCGATGATCTCGGCGAGGCCGAGCAGGCGCCGCAACGTCTTCGCGTTGGCAGGCGGCCCCTTCCGAAACCCCATCGGGAAATACGGCGCCTCGTAGGCGATGACGTCGGGCTGCTCGCGCTCGATGGTAGCGCGCAGGAACCGCGAGAACCGCGCCACGACTTCGCCGCTGGCACCGCTGCCGGTGAAGCACCGGCTGCCGAAGCGCGGTTCCTGCCCGGTGGCGCCGAAGGCGAACCCCGCTGTCGCAGCACCGTCGATCGCCAGCACGCGGGTCATGGCGGCCGGCTCCGGGGGAGGCCAACCCGACGCAAGCCGGGTTGACCATCCTCGCCGATTAGCGGACGATCTTGACCCTGACGATTAGGATCACGATAATCCTCGGCGAGAGTTTGCGATGGTGATGCATCGCATCCTCCTCCGAAGCGCCGGGCCCACAACGCCCGGCGTTTCATTTTAGCAGGGCGCGCGAGCCAAGCCACGCCGAGCAGCCCGCCGGGATCAAGGGCGGGGGCTTTCATGGAAAGGAGGGCGGCCCGAAGGCCGCCCGCTGGCGATTATTCATGAGGCTGCCAGAGCCCCTTCCGCGTATCGGCATTGATCCGCTGAAGCTGACGCTCTTCGCGAAAGGCGTTCCAGGCGTAGATGCACCCCTGGTAGAACTGGGCCGGCTTGAGTTCCGTCTTCTGTTTCTTGTTCTCGTTGATCGTCTTCAACCAAACGTCGAGAACCGTGGCCGGGGCGCTGTCGTCGAACTCGGGACCACCCCGGGCGACAGCCGCCCAAAAGGCTTTCGCCTCCATTTCGTTCTTGGCGAATGTGGCGTACATCGCCGCGACGACTGTGTCCCGCTGCAACTCCGGCGTCTTGCTATCCAAGATCCCGCCAAGCCAGACGATAAACCCGTGCAAGGCCGGCGTTGAGAACAGCTCGTACTGGTTGTCTCCGGACGGGACTGCGACGCCTTCGACTTGGCGCTGATACCAGCAATACCCCTCGACGGCGCGTTTTGCGGTCTTGCGTGGCGTTTCCCGGAGGGTTTCGCAGAGCCCTTGGTAGGCGCCCGAGACGTCAAGCGAGGACCGGCTGCTCTTGCGGTCGTCGAATTGCCGGAACAGCAGAGCAAGGCCGTCCGGGGTGTCCACCTGATATTCATCGAGGTGAACCATCAAGCCTTGCGGGAAGGCCCCATTGAGGCCGCAAAGCATGGTGCTACTGTGCTGCCCGTTCATCCGCAGCTTGCGATTGCCGAGCTGTGCGACCGACCAGTGGAAGGTCACCAAGTGACCCGCCTCGGCTTTCTCCTTGAGGTGCTTAATGCGGGTCGGGTCGATTTCGCGCTCGGTCGGGGACGCTTCGAGCACAAGAAAATCCGCAGCGAGCTGCGGTGTCAGCGGCTTTACCTCTGCGTTGGTTAAGCGGAACATAGCCAGTCCTCGGGAATTGAATAAAGACAGCGGACGCCGGTTCATTCCCACACCCGACGGCGCTCACTCCGTCCATTCGTCGAGGAGGCGTTGCAGGTTTGCGGCAAGGATGAAGACCGCCCGCGGCGCTGCCGTGGCGGCGTTCTTTTTGCCTTCAACCAATAGCCCCTCGATGATGGGCGAGAGTTTCTCGATGAGCTCGGATGAGCTCACCGTTTTGTCTGCTTTGAAAATTCGGTAGTGGAAGCCTTTGCCGTACTGCTTGCGCTCGGATCGCGCGCCGTAGGTGCCACGCAGCGCGCGCATGGTAACGAGCGTCGTCTCAACCAGATCGACATCGACGCCGAGCTTGGCCGCCATTTTCTCGGGGCTGTGCCACTTGCCGTCGCCAAACGCGGCGACCAAGTCCTTGCCGATCTTTGGCCGGCGCTGTTTTACGACCGCCAAGTCCTCGGCAATCAACGCATGTACCGCACGGAAGCGGATGCGCTCATTGGACTCGGTTTTGTCGGTCCTCGACCAATAATCCCGAAAACGGCGCTCAGTTAGGTTGTTTGGTGGGTTTCCGAGGTTTTCTGCCGTGGCAGAGAAGTTAAGGAAACGCCCAAAGCGTAGACGCTGGGCGATCGTCTGGGGGGCAATGTGTTCCTTCGCGGCAAGTTTCTCCTGCGTCCATCCGGACCGGATGAACAGCAACGCCATCGCCTGATCGCGCTTGGCCGCCGCCTCGACCGAACTGTCACCGTAGAGTTCGCGCAGGCGTTGCCGTTCGCGCTCGTACTCCGCCTCCGACATCCGTCCGGCGGATGAGAAGTCGATGACTTCTGCGTCGCTGGGCATTGCTTAAAACTCCGCGCCGACCTCGGCTTCCTGCGGCTGCTTGCGCGGGCGGCCGCGGCCACGCTTGGGCGACGCTTCCCCCGCGCCGTTGATGCGGTCGCGCTCGTCGTGCCCGTCAGCCAGACCCAGCATGTAGTCGGCGTGGCCGGGCTCGCCCTGCGGATACTCTTGCGCATGGTCGTAGCCGCCGCCGAGCCCGTCCAGGCGGCCGGCCGCGCGGGCCTCGGCGTTGGGCGCGGCGTAACCGTTGCCGCGCCGCCGCTGCGCGGTTTCCGCCGCCGCCACCCAATCCATGACGCCGCCGATATTCAGCGCGGCGAAGCCCTCGCGCAGCGTTTCGAGCAGCGTGTCGCGGTCTTCGATCTCGAGCTGGCTGACCCGGTAAATCGCGTTGAAATCCGCGATCTTGAAACCGAGATCGCCTTTGACCGTCTTCACCATGAAGTCGTTGATTTCGGCGTTGAGCGCCTTCACCTCGGCCCGGTGCTCGGCGATCCACCGCACCGCGTCGCGGATGAGGCCGGCGCGGTGGGCGCTGTTGGAGAGGGAGGAATGCTCGGCGGCGGATGACAGCGATTGGGCCACGGTTGGCCTCCTCCGGTTTGAGAAATTAGGCTGCGGTGGCGGCAGTCCTCTTGCGCGAGCGGCCGGTCTGCGCCGGGCCGCCCGGGATGCCGACCGGCCACGGCGCGTCTTCGGGCCAGTTGGCGAGGAAGAACGCGCCGGCGCGCTCAAGCGAGCGGGTGTTGCAGCCGAGGCCCCGGGCCATGCGGTGGAAAATCTTGTTATTGTTGCAGGCCGCAATGCCGACGAGGTAGAGGCTGTCGCCGGTGGCGGCGCTATAGGCGTGCGCCAGGGTCAGGGTTTGGGCGGCGGTGAACATGGCCGCTACGCTACCGTGAAAAAATCCCCGGTCGCAAGGGTAAAGATTGGCGGCGCCTGATCGGGCGCCGGGAAAAAATTCCCTAGCTTTTTAGACTCCGGGTTATTAGAAAATCTCGCTATGAAGTGGTCGGAAAAGGATTTTCGGGCGCGCGTCAAGGCGCACGCCAGCGGCAGGGCCTGACCATCACGGCGGTATTGCAACGCGCCAATCTGACGGAAGATTATTTCCGCCACCCGCCCGAGATGGGCCGCAACATCGGCGGCATCTTCAAGATTGCCGACGTGCTGCAGGTCAACCCGGCCGAGCTGATGGCGCTCGATATCCCGAGCGACGAGCGCCGCTCGATGACGATGATCGCCCATGTCATGGCGCATGTGCATTTGACCGTCATGCGCGCGAACGGCAACGGCAACGGCGCGGGGCCTGACATCGAGCAGATCGTGGTTGCGGTGATGGAAGCGCTGAAGCAATACGAGGCACCCCCGGCTACGGCAAAACGTCGGACGAAGGCGGCAGCGCCTCGAAAAACAAAGCCAGCGGTGTAACGATCAGCTCGCCGTCGTGCCAACTGCTGCTATCCCACCGGATCAGCGTTAATTCGCGGCGTCCTGCCACCACGGCGAGATAGGGTCTGCCGCGGTGTACGGTCGCCACGTTGACCTGTTCGATCGATACCAATGACAACGCGAGGGTTGGCTCGCGCGGGATGCCAGACATGCGTCTTGCCTCCTGCTCGGCTGGTTTGCCCGACTCACGGTCGGCTAATTGATTCCCTTTGGCACTCTAACGGCTCGGGAAAAACTTCCGCAACCGCGCCGCATGAAAAAAAACGCAAGGCAGGCTTGCAACCGTGAAAAATTACCCGCTATTGTACGGCCATGTCGCGCGCCCCCTCAAAATTCCGCCAACGCGATGTCACCGCCGCGGTCAAGGCGGTCGAGGCCGCCGGGCATCCGGTGCGGCGGGTCAAAATTTCGCACGACGGCGACATCGAAGTCGAGATCGGCGCACCAGCCGACCCGCCGCCGGCCACGCCTGCCAACCCTTGGGATGAAGTCCTGACCCGATGAACCTTAAATTCCCGCACGTCGTTGCCGACAAGAGCCGGCACGGCCGGGTGCGCTACTATTACCGCCGGCCCGGCCGGGCGAAGATCCGACTCCCCGATGACCCCGGTTCTCCGGCCTTCCTCGAAGCCTATCACGCGGCCAAGGCGGCGCATGTGATTGCGCCGCCGAAACTCGGCCGGAAACGCTCGCCCGACGGCACCGTGGCGGGCGCCATCGCCGCCTATTACCAGCACAACAGCTTTGTGCACGGGCTGGCGCCGTCGACCCAGGCGATGCGCCGGGCGATCCTCGAGCGGTTGCGCAGCGAGCACGGCGACAAGCCCCTGGCCGGCCTCGAGCGCAAGCATATCGCGGTAATGCTCGGCAAGATGAAGCCTTATGCCGCGCATAACTGGCTGAAGACCCTGCGCGGTCTGATGGCGTTCGCCGTCGAGGTCGAGCTCCTGGCGGAAGACCCGACCGACAGTATCAAGCGCGCCAAGGCGAAGACCTCGACCGGGTTTCATAGCTGGACCGAGGGCGAGATCGCGCAATACGAGGCGCACCATCCGGTCGGCTCGAAGGCGCGCTTGGCGCTGGCGCTCTTGCTCTATACCGCGCAGCGTCGCAGCGACATCGTGCGCCTCGGCCCGCAGCACGTCACCGGGCGCACCATCACGCTGCGGCCGCAGAAGACCGAGCGCACCACCGCCAAGACGCTGCTGATCCCATTGCACTCGGAACTGGCGGCGGTCCTGGCGGCGACCCAGACCGGGCATCTGAGCTATCTGGTCACGGGAGCCGGGGCGCCGTTCAGCCCGGCCGGTTTCGGCAACTGGTTCCGCGAGTGCTGCAACGAGGCGGGGCTACCGCATTGCAGCGCGCACGGCTTGCGCAAGGCGCAGTGCCGCCGCCTCGCCGAAGCGGGCTGCTCGGAGCACCAGATCGCCGCCATCACCGGGCACGACAGCCTCGCTCTGATCCGCGTCTACACCCGCGCCGTGGCGCAGGAGCAACTCGCCGCGGCGGCCTATGCGCAGATCGACCTGCCGGTAAAAACGCCGTTGCGGGTGGTCGGGAAGGACGAGGCGTGAAGTACGTTCAAAGCATCAAAACCCGGCACGGCAAGGTTGTGCATTATTTCCGGCGACGCGGAACACGCATTCGCCTGCCGGCGCCGGGAACGGCGGATTTCCAGCGCGCTTATCTTGCCGCGTTTGCGCGGTTGGGCGACGCCTCGGACAGCCCCGTAGCCTTGCCGCCATTCGGCGCCAAGGAGAAAACCAAGATTGCGATTGAGAGACGCCGGGCGCGCAAATCAGCGGCCGGCGTCTATCTGCTGCTCCTCGGCAACCGCGTGGTCTACATCGGGACAAGCGAAGACATGGCCACTCGCGTCACGGCGCATCGAACCAACGGACGACAGTTCGATCGGGCCTATTACATCCATGCGCCAGGGAGGGATCGGTTCGTTTTAGAGCGTACCCTGATCGCGGCAATCAGGCCGGATCAGAACACTCTTGGAACATTCAGAGTCCCACCCATCGTCGAAACCGAGTCCCACCCTACGTTAAAGCATTGAAATCATGGTAGACCGGCAAGAGGGTGGCGACCCCGGCAGAACTGCAATTTTCAAGGCAAATCAGCGCCCTGCGCAGTCCCACCCAGCTAATGCGCCTCTAGGGAAACTGCGGGTCTTTTCGGGGCACTGTCCCACCCTATTCCTGCTCGCCGCCCTCGCCTTCGACGCGCACATCCTGCTGCTGTCGTGGGGTGCCGAGCGCCAGGAGCGCATCCCCGCCACCTCTGCCGAAACCTGCCGCGCCGCGGTCGATGCCATCGCCGCCGGCCGCTGGCTGGCCGACGACCCGCCGGCCGGCATGCGCTGCGAGCGCGGCAATGCGTTCGCGCCCGGCTGGGACTGCATCGAGGGCTTTAATTGCGGAACGCGGCGATGACCGGGTCGCGCATCGAGGCGTTCCTGCTCGGCGTGCTGCTGGTCGGCCTCGCGTGGGCGCTGGCGATATGATGCTTCCGCTGTGGGACGGATTGGTCAAAACCACTCATTTTGACCCCGAAATGGCGGCGCTCGCGGACCGTCATTACAGCCGGCGCACGGTCGGCGCCCGGCAATTCTGCTACGCCGGCCGCAAGCTGGTCCTTCGCGATACTGCTGGGGATGTCCTGTTTGTTTGGATGTGGCCTCTCGACGAAATGCGGATGGACAATCAGACCGGCTACAACTGCGCGATCTTCCGTAATGAAAGCCGGCGGCGTTCAAGTGAGATCATCCTTGAAGCCGAAGCCGCTGCTTTTACGCAATGGGGTCCGAACCGTTTATATACTTACGTCCATCCTAAAAAAATCAGGTCAACCAATCCGGGGTACTGCTTCCAGCGCGCTGGTTGGCGGAAAGCCGGGCTTTCAAAAAGTGGATTGGTGCTGCTCACCAAAGAGGGGGAGTCGTGATGGATCATCTCGACGCTCCGCCCGAGCTGATGCCGCTGGAGGCGTGCGATTGCTGCGGCGTGCCGTCGTCCTACCTGCGGGGCTCGATGTGGCACGGGCAGGCACGGATTTGCCTGGCTTGTTTTTCCATCTGGTACGACGACGGGCTGACGGACCCCGCGGCGATCAGGGCTCTACGACTGAAGCGCTGCGGTTCAGTCGATGTCGGCCGAGACGGCAGCAAATATTGGGGGGAATGACGTGATGGACGAAGTGCGCTTGACGACCGGGCAGGTGGCTCGCATGCAAGGTGGGGTCGTGTCGGTGGTTGAAACCCCCGCTAAAGAGCCGGCGCACCATTACAAAATGACGGTGCAGCACCCGACCGGCGGCCTCTGCGACGTGCGCGCCGCCGAACATGGCGCCTGTATGCTGTTTTTGGGCCAGCTGGAAAAGCTGGGATACGACATGCGCAATATGGTCCGCATGCCCGGCACGGCGCGATGACGCCCGACGCCGAGCGCATGGTGCAAGCATTGCGAGCGCGGGCGGCGGTGTGCCGCGCTGCCGCCACGATCCCGACCAACGGCGGGCACGGCACCGATGCGCTGTTGATCGAGATGGCGCGGCGGCTGGAGCGCGAGGCCGACGCGATCGAGGGCAACTTGCCATGAGCGAGCCAGCCCGCGAGGTGCGCGAGATCGAGTCGACCGGAGCATGGCTCGACTGGCGCCGCGAAGACCTGACCGCATCGCGCATCCCGGCGCTCTGGAACCTGCACCCGTATCTGACGCGCGAGCAGCTCGCCGACATCATGCGGGCCACGACGTCAGCCGGCAGCGGCACGCCACCGGATAACGGCGCAATGCGCCGGGGCCGCATCTTCGAGGCCGCCGTCGCCGCCGCCGTCGCGGAGGAACGGCCCGAGTGGACGCTCAGCAAGGCGACGACCTACCACCGCATCCCGGCGCTGCGCATCGGCTGCACGCCAGACTACTTTGCGACGAGCACGCTGCCGAAGGAGCCGGGTCGCGGCATCATCCAGATAAAGACCGCCGCGCCGCGCGTTTGGGAGCGCTGGCAGGGCAGGGCGCCGCTGCCCTACATCATCCAGACCCTCACCGAAGCAGTCGTCTGCGAATGCGCCTGGGCGTGGCTCGTCATCATGGTGATGAGCGACAGCTACCCGGTGCATTACTTCGCCGTCCCGCGCCACCCCGAGGCCGAGACGCGCATTCTCGTCGCCGCCACCAAGTGGTGGCAGGAGTTCGATGCGGGCGAACTCCCCGGCACCGCAGCCGGCGCCTCCGAGCTTGCCGCCGACTTCGACGACGGAAGTTGGGTAGACCTTTCCGCCGACAACGCCCTCCCCGGCCTGCTCGACGAGCGCGCCGCCTTGAAGGCCACAACGAGCGATGCCGAGCGACGGCTGAAAGAGATCGACTACGAAATCAAGAACCGGATTGGCCGCGCCTCGCGAGCGTGGCTACCCGGCTGGGACATCTCGTTCGCGACGCAACACCGCCGCGAAACCATCATCCCGGCCCGCGATATCCGCGTGCTCCGAGTGCGCGCCGCGAACGATGAGACGCCCAATGCCACCCACTGAGCGAGCCAGACTGCGCGATGCCGCCCGCGATCTGATCCTGCTCGCCGAGCGCTGCCCCGAGCTGTTCTTTCACGTCCTGCCGATCAGCGACGAAGACATGACGACGCTGCGCGAACTCGCCGACTTTGATGATGAGGAATCCCCCGATGCCGCAGAATGAAGTTGTGACCCTGCCAGCGCGGCCGGGTGCCGCTCACTCTCTCGGCGACATCGAAAAGCTCGCCGATGCGGTTGCCCGCAGCCGCATGTTCGGCATCCAGACGCGCGAGCAAGCCCTTGTGCTGATGGCAATCGCGCAGGCCGAGGGCCGCCATCCGGCCGAAGCGGCGCGGGACTATTCCATCATCCAGGGCAAGCCCGCCAAAACCGCTGAAGCGATGATGCGAGACTTTCTGCATGCCGGCGGCAAAGTCGAATGGCACACACTCTCGGACGATGTGGCAGACGCCACCTTTTCGCACCCGCAAGGAGGCACCATCCGCATCCTGTGGGATATCGGCCGCGCCAATAAGGCCGGACTCGCCGGCAAGGATATGTGGAAGAAATACCCGCGGCAGATGCTGCGGAGCCGCTGTGTCAGCGAGGGTGTCCGCACCGTCTGCCCGAGTGCGACGAGCGGCTTTTACGTGCCCGAGGAAGTGCGCGACATGCCCGCCATATCGCAGGCCGCCAGCGCTTCTGACGCTGCTGCTGACCTCGACCAATTCGCGGCCGACGCCGAGCCGCCTCAGCAGCGCGACATACTCGCCGAGGCGCGCGAGGTAGCGGCCGGCGGCACGACGTTGTTCCGCGAGTTCTGGGCTGGCCTGTCGGCGCCCGAGCGCGACGGCATCCGGCAGCACATGGCTGAGTTCCAGGCCGCCGCCCGCGCAGCAGACGACCCGTTCGGGTTGCCGGCAATGGAGGAGGAGGGCGCGCCACCGGAGCACCTCGCCCCGGCCGAGCCGCCGCCGCCGGTTGATACACCACGCGCAGGACTTGAGATCGCGCCGCCGATGAAGGGCGGCAAGCGGGATTGGCGCACCTGGGCAATCGCGCTGTTAGGGACGAAGGTGAAGCGCTGCACCAGCTCGAACGAACTCGCCGACCTGCTCGGCGCCAACGAGCGCAATCTAGAAGAAGCGCGCGCCGTGCTGTCGCCGGCCGACCTCGACGAGATGGAGCGCATCATCGCTGAGCAGTGGCAGAAGGTGCCGACATAGCCTAAAAGCAAAATGCCGGCTGCGGGATTGGCCCCAAGCCGGCACTCTGCGAAAGGAGAGTCCGATGCTGAGACATCGGAAACTCCTGGTCCTGATAGTGGGTCTGCTGGGCGTGCGCGTCAAGCTGACGATCTATCGGTAAACCGGGAGGGGGCCAGTCCGCAAGGGCTGGCCTTCTCCTTTCGTCAAGGGCGCACGGTTTGGCACTCAGCGTGGCGCGTGAAACCCCAGCGCCGGGAACCCGCCGCCGCCGCCGATTGCCAGCGTCACCAGCCAGATCAACGCCAAGAGCGCGACGATCAGCAGCCCGAATTTGTCGACCTGCGGCGGGATCGGCAAACCGATATAGCGCAGCACCCACAGCACCGCGAGGAACACCCCGGCGATCAGCACGATCGCCAGCAGTATCCATAATAAGCCGACGATCAGATTGCCCATCGCTCACCGCGCTCTTTCTAAGGTAGACTGTGGCAGCCGGGCGGGGCGCGCAAACGCCCCGCCGGCCTAACCATAAACCGAACAGTCTGAGGTGTTCAGATCATGGCTAAGCAATCTAATAGCATCGTCCCGTTCTTGTTCGAGGGGGACACTCTGACGCGCGTTGTCGTGCGGGGTGGCGATCCCTGGTTCGTCGCGAGTGATGTGGCGCGTGTTTTGGGATATCGGGACGCACCAAATGCGGTCCGCAGGCTTCAGGACGATGAGAAAGCCTACTCAGAAACGAGTAGCGAAGGGGGCGATCAGGGCCGTTTGGTCATCTCCGAAAGCGGCCTTTATGCGCTGATCTTTTGCTCGCGAAAGCCGACCGCAATTAAATTCCGCAAATGGGTCACGTCTGAAGTGCTGCCGACGCTCCGCAAGACCGGCTCATATCGGCCGCAGCGGCGACAGGCATTATCAGCGGAGGAACGGACGGCGCGGGCAGCTCTTGCCGCGCGGCAGGCGCGCGTTAACGAAATGCAGGCCGCGACACGGACATTGCAGGAAATTCGTCTGACCCAGGGTGTGCGGGCGGCGGCGGCAGCCGCACCTGGGTTGTATGCGCCATTCGGCATCAACCTCGACGCCGTCGAACCGCCGCAGGGCACATTGCCGCTCGACGACGACAACAACGGCAGCATGCACTAGGGAACCTTCACCATGCGACAGGAAACCATAGTGCTGTGCATTATGCTGGGCGGGCTGCTGTTTATGGCGGTATTTGGTAGTAGCTTTTGGACTGGTATAACGATCCTTCTGCTGGCCGCCGCGATTGGTAATGCTACCTTCTCAAATAAACCCCGGCGGTAGCTTTCTTGCGGGCGCCGGCGGGACCGACAGAAGGCCTGGCATTAAGGCCCGCGTGATGGCTGCGTCGCGGCCAATGCCAGGGCTGTAGCTTGCCAGCAACCCGTCATAAGCACTTTGCGCCAACGGCGAGTTGCCCCGGGTTTGTTCCTCGACGGCTTGCAGGGCGCGGTTGGTCATGGCGCCCCCCAGCCTCTTAGCCACCATGCCCGCGACCGGCAAGCCGGCCATTCCCCAAATACCCCCAGCACCGTACCCCGCGCCGCCGGAAGCCATGAGGTGGAGAGGGTCGGTTCCGCCAAAGGCGCCGCCGAAAGACCGCAGAGCGTTGCGAGGAACTGTGCCGTTCGCGACAGCCTCCAGGGCCGCCTTCTCGTCGGGCAGCAATGCGGCAACGTTGGCGTTGTCCTTTAATATAGCCAACGCCCGGTTGCGGAGTTGGAAATCGACGTTGTAGTTAGCGCCTTTTACATTCTGATTTGCCTCGACCTCGGCCAGAATGCCTTTAACTGCGTCGTTCAGATCGCCGGATATCCGATTGGCACTCATTGCAGAGCGACTGTTATCCCTAGCGGTCTGTAAGGTCGAAGCGACCTCGTCCAGCGGCATGCTCGGGGTCCCGCCCGGGGCCGGCCGCGCGCCATGCGCCTGAAGGTCGTTGATCATCCCAGCCACCCGCTCCCGCGCGGCATAGGCCGCCTTAGCGTCGCTGCCCCCCTCGCTAATGACCTTGGTTAAGCCGTCATAGTGCGACATCAGCTCGGCGACTGATGTCGAGCTGTACGGCTGGTTGGTCATCTGATCGAGGCGGGCATAGGTCTTTGGCGCGTCGGCGATGGTAAAGTCAGGCGCGAGCTGACGGGAAGTATCGCGCGCCACGTTCTCCGTGGCGGTTGACGGCACCTCCCATCCCGAACGCCGGACAGCGGTGAACCCGGTATCAGCGGCGTCGGCGATTTCCTTGGTCGGCGGCACCGTCACGGGCGGTGTTGTCAGGTTGCCGCGCCAGCCGGGAAGCCACGCATTATCGCCCAGCGGCGTCACGGTCCCGAACCGCGCACCGGCCCGATATGAGGGGCTCATCGGGCTTATGACGCTGGCCGTCTCGGCGGCCCGGCTCTGCGCATCGGGGGCTGTTGCGTTGGTCCCGGGCGCCGGCGGGGCACCGTGCAAAAAATCCCCGATGCTAGTACCGGCATAAGGCGTCGGCACCGCGCCGCGCGAAACATCTCCCGTGCTGGTCAAGGCACGCAATAGCGAACCCAACGAGCCGGCCGAATAGTCGAACTCCCATTGCCCTGGGTTGGGCCCGGTTTGCCGCATCGGCAGAACATTATACTGACCTGGGACCCGAGATGGGATCAGCGGCCCCGGTTCCGTTCCCTGCAGGCGGTTCCAGAAGGACGTTTGTGCCGGCGACACAACGGTCCATCCCGCTGGCCCGTCGGATGGGGGCGCAGCCGCCTGAGATGACGGAGGCAATGTTTTAACAACAAAACCCTCCGGCAGGTCGCTCATTTGGGTACTGGCTCCCATTTACCGCCGCGCTTGATCTGCTGCTCGCCCGTTGTCGGGTTTTCGAGGACCGTCCCTTCGGGATAGACGCGTTGGTATGGCGTCGGCGGCGGTACAGTTAACGGCGTCAGCGTCGCTCCTCGCGGCACATCGGCAACGTTGCGATTGTGCGTCTTGATGACGTTCATGCCCGCGCGATCATTGATGTCGAGGATCTTGCGGATTGACGTCTCATCGAGCGTTTGTCGTCCAGCCGCCATCTCTGCAGCATAATTACGGTCATTATCCGAAAGACCTGTGCCGGAGCCAAATTGCTTGATAAGTCGACCGACGTTCTGTGCGACCGTCGTCAGGTACGCTTCAGTGTTGGCCACGGTTTCTTGTGTGTTACGCCCGGTAAGGTTTAGCGCATTACCAATCTTTGCAATCGCCGTCACTCTGTCGGACCCGGCCCCGGCAAACAGACCAGCATCGAGTAGCGCCCGCGCTTCTTTATTGGTTTCAATAGATTGCGCGGCATCCTTGGCCATTGTCCGGCTAGCTATCACGTCTGCCGCATCGACTTCGCCCAGCTTCGTTTGCTGAGGAGTAAAGACCGGCTCCCCAACGGGGAAAACGGCAGGCGGGATGATCGTGCCGTCCGGCGCCTTGAGCAGCGGCGCAATACCGAGGCGAGGGAGGCCCAAGCCGCGAGAGATGGCTGCAAATTCCAGCTTCGTCCCCGGCACTCGGATAGGAGCGCCCGTCGAGGGGTCGCGGATCAAGATGCCGTTAGGTGCCGGCTCCAGGCCGGCCGCACCAAGCTGTTCCTTGTCCTTGAGATATTCCGCGTTCTGGGTCTTGAACGCCTCCATGGCTACGTCGAACGGGTATCCGGCGCCACGTTTCGCCGCCTCTTCTGGCCCGACAAAGGGCAACCCGGCACCGCGCTTCGCCGTCTCAATCTGGCCCTGGTAGGCCGGGCTCCCCTGCAACACGCTCAGCATGCTGCCGTACGGGTTGCCGAGCTTCAGGATCTCGGCCATGGCGTTGCGCTTGGCCAGCTCGAGCAGCAGCGTGTTCATCGCCTGCGGGTCGACCCCGGGCGGCACCGGCGGCGTGGGTGCGCCGGCCGCTCCGCCTTTGTCGGCGACCCGTTGCAACATGCTGGCCGACACCCCACGCGGCCCCGAGGCCGGTGGTAGGACAACGTCGGCATTTGTCGAAGCTGTATCGGGGCCGCCGCTAAGGATCGCCGCGAACGCATTAGGTGCGTTTGGCGGCGGGATCGCGCTGGTATCGCGATCGGTTGGATTGGTCGGAAACCCCGGTCCGCTATCCGGCTTATACCCTGTCGGAGGCCCTATGGAAGCCGGCGCATCCTTGATCGCCGGGAACGGCCAGCCGCCACTAGCCAAACGCACCGGGAGTTCGCCGCTGCCACCAAAAGGGGGCCAGCCGTTTGCACCGCCTCCCTGCTGCATGGCGGCAATCCGCGGCAAGAGACCCTGCCCCGGCGGCGGTTGCCCGACCATCTGATCCGGTGGACCGAGCAGGCCACCGGTTTTGATCGGGAGATCAGGCAACGCTTCCGCGCCAGGCGCCCCAAAGATACTGGGATTTGGGGGCGGCATTGCGTTTACCGCCGAGTCCGCCGCCGCGCCGGCATCGGCTAAATCCGAGACAGCGCCAAGCGGCGCATTGCGCCCCGCGCCGGGAGCCGCCGCGGCTGGCGGCACGGCGGGTGCCGCAGGAGCAGCAGCCGGTGCGCCCCCTGGGGCAGCCGCCCCGGTCCCCGCCGCGCCGCCGTGTAGGCGCATCAACTCCGGCAGCGACATCTTGCTTACTTCGTCCATCATCTTCTGCTGCAGGGCCGCCGTGATCTTCTGGGTCTGCACTTCCTGCGCGAGCTTCTGCGCCGACAATACCTGCAGCGCCGCCTGGTCGCGGCCCGTGCCCATCGCCGCCGCGGCCTTGCCGATCGCCGCGCCGAGCGGTATCGGGAGGCGGCTCGGCATCCCGGCGTCGGCAAAGGCGCCGGCCATGGCAAGCAGACCCCGGCTCGACAACTGGCTCTGCTGCTGCGGCGTCAGCAGGTCGTCGTAGAGCCCGCCGCCGCCGCCGAGCAGGCCGCCGAGGTTGAAGTCCGCCATAGGTAGTTTCCCTTACTACTTACGCTTGTCGTCCGCTGCTGCGGTGGCATGAGCGGGAGCGGGGGTGGGGGCCGGCGGATGCGCCGCCGCTCGGGTAGCAGCCTGCTGCCGCCGCTTTGCCGCCTCTTCTTCGTACTTGGCGCGGTCCGCTTCCTTTTTACGCGCTATCTCGGCCTCGGCCTTGGCGCGGTCTTCCGGCGACATGGCCGCGAGCTTGGTCGCCTCTTCCTGCTGGCGCGCCGTCATCCCCATAGCGGCCGGCCTGATAGCTTCAAATTTTGCTATCTCGGCTTCCGGCATGGCGGCTTCCAGTTCCATCGCGTAGTCCAATACGGCACCAAAATCAGACATGGTCTTCTCCTCTGGGTTAAGGCTACTTGGCCTTGCGTGTGGGTTTAGGCTTTCTGGTCGTCGGCTTTTTCGGCGGCTTGTATGGCAATCCGTGCATCAGGGGGCTCCCTCCAACAGCCTGCGAACGACCTCGCATGTCTCTATAACGGACAGCACCCGCCCATCGGTCAGCCAGACGACGCAGCGCGCTGTCGGGCTTGCCACTATGTTTCTTCCGGGCGAGGCCGCCGCGTGCATGCTGGTGATCTGGGGACCAGCGACAAGCACCTCGCCGCCATCGGCCCGGTGCAGCAGCACCATCAGCGCCAGGACCAGCGGCATGGTCAGGTTCAGGCGGCGGCGGTTCCTTCCAGGGCTTCGACCCGAGCGGCCAGCTCCTGGCAACTGTTCACCAAGACCCAAATCAACATCCCCGGCTGCAGGCCGAGGAACCGCTCGCCATCGAAATCAACCTCGGCGACCATCTCCGGCACTACCGTCTGCATGTCCTGTGCGATCAGGCCATAGCGGGTCTCGTCACCGGCAAAGGGCCCGGCGGCATATTTGAAGCTCACCGGACGCAATGCCTGGATCGCCGAGAGTCCGCGGCTATAGGGCGCGACGACGTCGGTCTTTGCCGCTTCGTCCGAGATGACCAGCCAGGAACCGCTGGCGTTGTAGGTGCCGACCGCGTTGAAGATGGCGTAGGAGACCGTGGCGGGCCGGTTCATCACGCTGTGGCTGACGGCGCGGTAGAAATTGTTGCCGCCGCTGTCGAGCACGATGTTGGGCGAACCGCTGCCGTCAAAAATGGAGGTCGCGGAGCCGACCGAGGTCATCAGGGTGAGCCCGGCGATATTGTATTGTGCGGCGTTGACGGCGCCCGCTGCGTTGATGGCGCCGGTCGAGGCCACGATGGAGCCGGTTACCGTGCCGTTGGCGCTGATGTCGTTGTTGCTTTGCAGCGCGCCGACCGTGGCGACGTTGGGCACATAGAGGGAGTTGGCCTGCAGCGCGCCGGTCGTGACGCTGCCGGTGATAGTGGCGCCGCCCTGGACGTTGAGACTGCCGGTGGTGCCCAACCCACCAATGCCAGCGGTCACGGTGCCCCCCGTGACCGTGCCAAGCGTTGAGATGTTGGCGCCTTGGATGTTGCCCGACGCGGTGATGCCGCCGGTGGTGCTGATGCCGGACGTCGAATTGACGGTGAGCCCGCCGGTCATCCCGCCGCCGGTCGCGGACACGTAGGGCAGGACGAGCGAGCCGTCGAGCACCTGGTCGTACCAGCGCCGCACCGCGCCCTGGATTGCGCGGGCCCCGTTATTCACCATGCTGGGTGGCATGAACTCCGGCCATCCAGCAGGCGGCGCCGATGTATTGCTTTCGTCGATCGGTGACCACGCCGAGATGTCAGCCATCAGATCAGCCCCATCATCAACAGCGAGCCAAAATCAAGCCCGGTAGACGCGGCGAGCCCTTCGGCGGCGGTGCTATCGCCGAGCAGCGCCGAGAGCCCTCCGGCTGAAATGTCGCCAAACCCACTCGCCGCACCTCCGCCAGACAGGCCCAAGCTGCCCAGCAACCCGCCGCTGCTGCCGCCGCCGAACAGTTGCTGACCAATCCCCAACGTGCCGCCAAGGCCGGCCAGCGCATTGGCGGTCTGGTTCTGGAAATACGGCGACGTCTGGGTATTCGACCCGGTCGTCGGCTGCCCGATCGAGCTGAGATACTTGGCCAGCGTGTCCCAGGGCGCGTTCTGCTCGCCGTAGTACCGCTTCATCTGGTCGGCGATCTGGGCCTGCGTCATCGCCGTCAGGCCCTGCCCGGCCTCAAGCTGCGCCCGCGCCGGGGTGAACATCGCGCTAGCAAATTGCGGGTATTGCGAGAGCGCCTGCATGGCGGCGGTGTTGCCCGCCTGGTAACCGCTCTGTAGCCCGGTCGCGCCGTATTGCTGGCTCGCTATCAGGTTATTGAGCGCCTGCCCGGAGAGTCCCAGTCCCTGGTTGTAGGCGCTGCTGTAACCCTGCCCGGCCTGGTTCTGTAAACCGGCGTATTGCGCCGCGGCAGCATCCTGCCGGGCCCGCTCGTTCATGTAATTCTGCCCATAGAGGTTGCTCGACTGATCGGCGAGCACCTTGCCTAGGTTCTGCTCGTTGGTGCTGCGGGCGCCGAGCATCGCGCCGGAGCCGTAGCGGCCGGCATTGGCAAAATTATAATCGGCCTGCGGCGCGGTCGCGGTCTGGTAGTTGCGGGTCACCGGGTCCTGCGCCGCCTGCACCATGGCGGCGAGATAGGGGTTGCTGTTGAGGTAGGCGCCGCTCGCCGTTTGCGCCAATTGCTGCATGCCGGGTCCCTGCCCCTGCGCGACGCCGCCCAGCGCGCTGAGGCCGAGATTGCCGCCGAGCGCGAGCTGCGACAGGTTGTTGAGGCTCGCCTGATTGGGATTGGTGCCTTGGGCGAATTGCTGGTAGGCGCTATAGGCTGGCGAGTTGTTGACCCCGTAGCCGCCGGTGACCGCCGTGTTGAACGCCCCGGTAGCGTTGGGCTGGAGGCCCTGCGCTACGGTCCCGGCGCCGGTATTGTAGATGCCTTCGTAGCCCGTCTGCACCGCCGGGTTAAAGGGCGCCATCGTGGTGCCGGGGTAGTACGGCATGACCGGCGTAGTGTTGAACAGGTTGCCCGCCGCGTTCCAGCCCTGCTGCAGGTACGGGAGCTGCGCCTGCTGCGTCGGGTTGATAGTGGTTTGGGTGGTCGTACCGGCCGGCTTCGAGCCTTTAGAGCCTTTAGACATTTTGCTGCAGCTCCCGGACCATGATTACGTCCCCCGTGCTTCGCGCGCCCCAGGCGCGCACCCAGCCCGCTCGGCCCATGCCGGCGACGTGACTGCAGCCCAATTCCCGCGCGTGCCGGTCGATCGCCGCCACCGCTGGGCCGATCCAGGCCCGCATGTTGCCGCCGCCGGCGAACAGCACCTCAAGCACCCGACGGCGGGGATAGGTCGCCACCTCGGTGACGATCACCGCATCGAGGCGGCCGGGCTCGGCTTCGCAAAACCAGATCCCGAACTTGCCGGCGATCGCCAGGGCGAGGAGGTCGATCGGCTCATAACAGCCGGTACGGCGGGTAGCCTTGGCAATGAGTGGCTCGGCCTCGCGCCAGCGCAGGGCGATCTCCTCGATCGGCGGCAGGCGCACCACCGCTTCGCCGGGGAGCGCTGTTGGCGCCGGCCCGGTTTCCCAGGTCGTCAGGCTCACGAGAAAACGATCCAGTCCGTGCCGTTGAACCAACACAGTACCGGGGTCGTGCCGCCGCCCGACCCGACCACCCCGGTCGACGTGGTGCTGTCGGTCACGAACGCCAGCGTGCCGGGGAGCACACCCGCCGGCAGCGTATCTACGGTGAGGGGCGCCAGTTGCGGCCGGTTGGCCCAGGCAGCGAGCTGATTGATCGCCGCCGCCATCGACTGCAGCCAGGACCACCAGTTGCTCTGCACGTCGGACGGCGCCACCGATACGGTGACGGCGGCGGGCGGCGAATTGGCGCTCATCGCAGTTTGCCCTCCGGAACCATGTCCACGTCGAGCCCCTGCAACGCCTGGAAATTGACGCCCCGCGTCATGGCAAACCGCATCCGAACATAGCGGCCGGTGGTGCGCTGCGGGCAGTCGCCCAGGATGTTGACCGGGATCTGGGCCGACCACACGACACTTTCCGACAGCCGCTCCCGCGCGCCCACCTGGACGGTGACAGTATCGTCGCCGGGCTCGGGGGCGTCGATCAGCGGCCGGGCGTTTGTCACCCAGGCGCGGCGCCCGGGGAACGGCTGCGTCTCCGGCAGGTCCAGGGTCGGCGCCATCGCCGGACCAACCCAGGTGTGGAGGCGGTGGTCGGGCGCGAACGTCGTGAGTCGGCCGGCTGTGGTGCCGGCCCAGAACGGGTCGTCGAACGGCGGCGCGATGGTGTCGAGGTCGCCGAAGCTGTCGATCGTGTCGAGCGTGTAGCCTTGGCCGAAGAGGCCGCGGGCCAGCCACTCGCTGTGGTTGGCTTCGAGTTCAAGCTCGCAGATGACGGCGCGCGCCAGGTCCCAGTTGTAAACCAGCAATCTGTCGAACAAGCCGTCGCTCGAGGTCTCGGAGGCAAAGCCCCAGTAGATGAGATTGCTCGTAGGGTCGGAGACGCCCTGGACGTAGCCGATCCACTTACCGTTCAACTCTCGGAAGAACTCGCGGTCGAACTTGCCTGCGCCAAACGGTATTGCCGCGGCGCCGTCGAACGCCTGGAAACCGCTTTCGCTCAAATACATCGCCACTTGCGCCGCGCTGCCCGCCGCTGTCCGCATCCGGCCCGGCACGATCGACAAGGGCGACATCGTCCCCGGCGCGCCCGCGATAACACGGAAATTGAACAGCACCGGCGGGCCAACGTAGTTGCCGCCCCAGAGCCCGTTTTCACAGAAAATCGCGACGTCGCTGGCACCGATAAACCCGGCGACCATGCCGGTGATGGCGCCCAGGTCTTGTTGCTGGAGGTCCTGGTAGTCGGACTGAAGCTCCAGCGCCGTTACACTTCCTGGGGTCGGCCACTGATCCGGCTGTCCGAGCCCGGACCACCACACACGGTACGGCACCGCGCCATCGACCGGGTCCATGGTGTTCGCCGCGAAGACGAAATCCTTTACCACCGTCACGAACTTGGCCCTTGGCGCATCCGGCGACAGCACGTCGAAATTGGTGCCCGAGAGCAGCATCGACTGGATCGCGTCGGTGTAATTGCTGGCGATGATGCGGTTGCCGAAGGCGGTCATCGACCAGAACCCGCCCGCCGAAGGCGACGGCGTCGTATAGACGCCGGTGACCCGCGACACGTCGAAGAACGAGTCGAAGGCGGGCGGCATCCGGTACAGCTTGGTGGCGTCGCCGGCGTAGATGTAGGGCGCGCCGGTGGCGTCGCGGATGACATAGGCACCCTGGCAGCGGGCATCGAGGGTGTTGAAACTGTAGGGCTGCGGCGTCGGCATCGGGCCGTAGCTGGCCTTGGTCGCCGGCACGCAGTTACGGATGACCGGCGCGCCCGCTGATGCGAAATCCGGCTGGTCGGGCAGCCACTCCGGAAATGGCACGATGGTCATTGGTTGTCACCGCCCATGCCCATGAGTCCGGCGCCGGCCACCGGCGGCAGGAGCCCGTATTTGCGCAGGATCTGGATCAGGCTGTCGTTGAACACGGCGTAGTTGCTGGTCTGCGGTTTTGTTAATTCAGTCTGCAATTCCGCTATTCTGGTTTCCCACCGCTGCCGCTCGGCCGCATCCATTGCGCTGCCCGCCGCCAAATTTCCCCGATGCAAATCTATCTGCCGCTGTATGGCAGCGGGATCAACGCGCGAGCCTTGGTCTAGGTAGCGGATGCCGGGGACACCCACCTTATCCAAGGTTGCGGATATTTCCTGCGGGGTTCCGAGATCGCTTAACTTTCCAGCTCCAACGCCAAGATCTCTCAGCTTCGATTTAACAGGTTCCCCCTGCGCGCTCAGCGGCTTGTCCCAATCGAGAAACGCCTTCGGGTCGGCGTTGATGTCGACTTCGTACATGTGACCAGGCTTGGTCGCGGTCTCCAGGGCTGCGCGAATTTCAGCTTGCGCCCGTGTCGGCGGCAAACCGGAAGCAAACTCCTCAAACATGGCCAACGCTTTGTGAGGGTCACCGCCTGACCTTGCCAGCCACTCATTAGCCGGCCCCATGCCGACCCCGAGCTTTTGCGTCACCGCATCCCGATACCCCCGCGCCACGCCTTCGTTCTCGGCAAAATACAGCCCGTGCCCGTAAGCCTGCGCCCCCTCGCCGGTGCCGATCTTGCTGATGTCGAACCTGTCGAAACTGTGCGGGCTGCCGTGGAAGGCGCGGATGGCGCCGGGGCCAACCCCCATTGCCACGTCGGTCGCCTGCGCAATCCCGGCCGGGTTCAGCGCGTTCTGCGCGGGCGATTGCGACGGGTCGTAATTGTTCTGCGCCAGCGCGCCGCCCGCTGCGATCTTTCCCGACAGCACGTCCTGCGCGTATTGCAGGACATTCGGCGCCATCGCCGTGCTCGCGGCCGCCTGACCCGTCGCTTCCGGGTCGCCGCCGCCCAGCAGCGACTGCAGCCAATCGAGCGGACTCGCCACCTACAGCGTCCCGCCGCGCACGCGCATCCCCATGTCCGGCCGCACCTGCAATGGCCCGCCCCAGCGCGCTTTGATGTCGGCGCGCTCCAGGGCGGCGAATGCAGCTTCGCGGCGCTGCGCCCACAGCGGCACGCGCTCGTCGTGGCCGATAAAGGCTGCCGCCTCCAGCAAGGTCCCGAACAGATACGCCGTGGGCGAGGCCTTCAGCAGCCAGTTGGTCGGGTTGTCCGCCGAGAGCGCCGGCAAGCCACGCAGGTAAGTGACGCTGACGGTGTAGCTGCTGTCGGGTGGTGGGGTGAGGCGCATCTGGATGTTGCCGCCGCCTGGCGAGCAGGGCACCGCATCGTCGGTGCTGCCGTAGATCGTGTAAAACTGCGGGATGCCGGCGACGCAAACGTAGCGCGCCGCCTCCGCGGGGGCCATGAAATCGAGCGGCACCGCGAGATCCACCAGCATCGCGTGGCGCAATTCGGCGAAGTCCGCCGGCATCGCGAGGTCCGGGTAGCCGGGCGAGGTGTAGAGGATCTCCATCCCCTCGCCGCCGATCGTGCGCAGCCGCGGGCGGGCTTCGGCCTCGAACAGCGTCACCATGTCCGGGACGTGATCGACCAAGAGCCGGTCGGCCGGGCGGCCCAGCCACTCCAGCACCGCGGTCTGCAAATTGGCATATGTGTCAAGCGGCATCGGGATCTCGTCGGTTGAGGCGAGCGGCGCCGAGCGCCTCGCGGGCCTGCTCCAGCGCCGATAGCGGGATCACGCAGAGGACGGCGTCGTCTGGGACGTGCGACTCGGGCAGCACGTCCTGCTCTATTCCGGCTAAGACATGGGCCTCGGTCACCAGCCGCTTCAGCGCGTTGTAGAGGCGGTGTTTGTTGGTGTTGGGCTTCATAGGTAAAAGGTATTCGTCCGAAGGTATTTCCACTCGTTCGAGTTGAGCAATTTTTTCACCGCCGGCCAGTGTTCCTTGCGCCAGCAGTTAACGCCGTAATCGTTGAGCCACATCAGCGCCACCTCGTTGGGGATGCTGGCCGCCAGGCGCATGTCTTTCGCCTCGTTCCAGCAGTCGGTGTGGTTCTGCAGTTCCTTGTTGCGGTCGATGATCGGCTGCACGTCGCAGATCCGGCGGATGGTGACGCGGCCATTATCGTTATCGTAGTCGAACGTCTCGTAGGCCCCGTATTCGGGGTCGGTGTCGAACAGGATCGGCATGGCTTGTCCCAAAAGAAAAGGGCGGCCCGCGATGGACCGCCCCGAAGAACTCCGACGATTAGAAATTCGCGGCGAATTATCCGCGAATTATCCGCGAATTATTTATCCTGTACGATCAAGGCGTTGTCAGCTCACAGAACGCCAGTGCTTGTAGTACTTGCTCCCGCGAAGCGTGGAGATGTATGTCGGGGCCAGCCCGAACATCTCAGCGAGCATGGTGCGGCTGGCCGTGCTAGCGCGGATAAATCTCACATCGTCCTCGGTTAGCTTGGCCCGACCGTTACGCACGCCCTGCACCTTATCAAACCGGCTGTTCTTGATCTGCTGCGACTTGGTTGCCCAACGCACATTGCCGGGTTCGTAGTTGCCGTCGTTATCGATGCGATCAAGCGACAGGTCAGACCCCGGCGGATCGCCCACGTCGGCGTAAAACGCCTCAAAGCTGTCGCGCCACCGATCGCAGACCGTGATCCCGCGCCCGCCGTAGTTATGCCATGCAGGACTATTGGGATTGCCGCACCGCGCCTTAATGCCCAGCCAGCGCTGGTAAGCCCCGGTTCGTTCGCCGCCAGCCTGGCCGTGCGTTCGCTTGCCCGCACTCACTAGAGCGGCCTTGGCGCATCCACAGCTTTTCGTTTTGCCCTGCTGCAGCAGATTGCCGACCTTGACGACAATCGCCCCGCAATCGCAGGCGCATCGCCACAGCGCGCGGCCCTTGGCGAACCCCGCCGCCTCCACGACTAGCAACAGCCCAAACCGCTCTCCAACCAGTTGCCGTACCGGCTTACCCGCCATTAGAAACCCTCCCGTTATGGCGTCTTGCAATGACGCCATAACGGGAGTATACAGGCTGACGATAGTTAATACCAAGAGGTCATGGTGTTGTGAGGTCGTAGATGCCACCCGATGCGGCCTCATTCTTGCTGATCAACGTGCATTCTTGGATCAGCATCCGCTTCTCGGCGTCGCCGGTTTTGGCGAGCGGCACCTGGCTGGTGGGCCGCAGCCAAGCGACCGCCCAGTAGTTCCAGTTCAAGATAAAAGCGTCGCGCGGGCGCTGCCAGCGATTGGAGATGATGTTGATCGTGTGGAAGTCGCCGACATAGATGTCGACGGTTGCCGTCAGTTTCTTGGTAGCGACATCCACCGTCTTCTGCGCGCCGCCGGTGAACGACGAAGCAACAGATTTGTTGCTACCGCCGCACATTAGTACATCCGGTTCTTCGCTGGAGTTCGTCCATATTTGTTTCAAAACGTCCTTCAACATCACCTCGGTGAAGGCGCGGGGGGCGCCGCCATCCACTCTGATATTGCTGCCATCGCCAACCGGATTAGTACCAACGTGATTGGTGTTGGTTTTGATCCAGGCGGGCACGCCGGCCATGGTCGGTGCGGTGGTCACGGCGCCGGTGACCTTCGCCTGGTTATTGAGGAGGATCGACTCGGTGTCGATCTTCAGTTCCTTGCCGCGTTTGGTGAGCTGCATCGCCAGCTCGGTGTTGCGGCCGGCCTTATTAACCCGGTCGACCGTACCCGAGATGATCACCGTTTTGCGCATGATCTGGGTGCGGTTGCCGAGCCTCGCCGTGACTGACGCTGCCGAAAACGTGGCGATATCATCGCCCTGGAACTGGGCGTTGCCGACATCGGCGGCGGCGAGCGCGTCGGTCTGCCATTCGGTCAACACCGCGTCGCACGTCTCGCGGCCGATATTACTGAGAAAAGGTGTAGTTTCCGGCGATATCATGTAGATCATGTTCGACAAATCTTCGCGCAAACCTTGGAGTCCCGGCTGTCCGGTGTAGGTCAGGGCGGTTCCTGGTACTATGGCCATGATAAATAGGCTCCATCAGAGGGATGCCGGCGCTTCCCAGCGCTAGCGGGCGCCGCTGCCCAGGCGGCGTTTAGGGCGGTAAGCTTCGCTTTAGAGGATCTCGAGCAGGTACGCGACCGCGTCCCGCTCGGAACCGCTGCGTTCCAGAGCTGCGAGTTTATTGTTGCGGCGTTGGCTGGCTGAGGTGTCCGAGCGTTGTTTGGTGCCGGGCTGCTGCACCCGGGGAGGCGGCGCCTTTTGCGTATTGGCGCCGTTGCGCGCCGCCGCCGCCCGATCCGCGCGCATCGCTTTTTCCGCCAGGAGGATTGCCCGGTGGTCGACGACCGCGGCCAATTCCTGGGGGGTAAAGCCCTGCGTTTGGAGGTAGTCCGTCAGCTCGCGGACGAACTTAGGCCCGCGCTCGGCGTCGGCGTAAACCGGGAGCTTCTGCGCCAGAAGTTGTGCCTGCTGCTCACGGAATTGCCCGAATTGCTGCTCGCGTTCAGCGTTCGACTGGTAGTCGATCCGCTGGATTTCCCCTTGGATAGCGCCGATCCGACCACGCAGCGCGTCGCGTTCCGCGGTGAGCCGGACGTAATCCGCCGGGTTCTCGGCCGCTAAGCGCTGCCAGTCGATTTGGGTGAATTTCTCCGCCTCGGGTGCAGCAACAAACAGCAATTTCTCAAGGTTCGTTTTGTACTCGCCTCGCTCACTCAGCCGTGCCTCGGCGCTCGCTCGCCGCTCTTCGGCCATTTCCTGTGTGCGGGTTAAGACGTAGCTGCTGGCGTCGCGATCCCGTCGCGCAATGATTGCTTGCACGTCTGGGGGAACCTTGGCCCACAGCGCCCTCTCGTCCGCCTTCCAACTCGCGGGTGGATCGATTGCCGGAGCGGGCTCCTCCTCGGGCTCGTCCGGGTCAATTCCCTCGTCGTCTTCGTCGCCGGGTGACGGGTCCTCCTCCTCTGTGGGAAGCGGGTCCGGCCCGGGATCTGACGCCTCTTCGGCGTCGGATGGGGTGTCTGCTGGCGCAGGCTCGGCGGCGGGCTGCGCCCTACGGCGGCGCGGCGCTTCGGCGTCGAGCAGTCCTTCGATACCTTTGGCGATATCGGCATCGCTCGGCGCGATATTGGTGGGCAAGCCAACGGTATCGCCGCCGGCCGCGCCGGGTACGTCGCTCATGCGTTATCGTCCATCTCGTGGGATTGCCGGCGTCTCACGACGCTGGCGGGTTAGATTTGATGCTGCGGGCCGGGCGCTACTCCGGCTTTGATCCCGGGCCGGGTCCGATACCCAAGGTCAGTCGTCGAACGTCTCTGCCAGCTGATCTTATCGAAGCGTGTCTGCTTTCCACGCCGCCGCAGCCGCTCTTTATACCAACGCCGCAGGCAACTGCGGGCGGGTTATTCCTGGCGCTCGGCGGCCTTGCCGTTGGCGACCATCAAGTGCAGTTCGCTGCGCAGTTGCTCGACCGCGGTGTGCAGCCGGTACGCCGCCTCCCGTCCGGCAGCGTCACCGA